CCTGTTTGTATCGGCGGGACACTGCTGTATAGGATCATGAAAACAAGAGCAAAGAGAACATTTTTCAAATACGCTACGTCCAGTACATCCTATCATAAATTGATGATCATTATCATATATTGGAGCAACAACCCTACCAGACATTTCTCTATTAGGCCTATCGCAAAATCCAACATCATATTTATCCAAAATCTCTTTGGAAAACCCTCTATTCAAAAAATATGGTGCTGGAATAACAAGATTTTTTTTGACAATCTCTCTTGTAGGATAAGTGGCCGATTTATTATTTGGTTTAGTTGTGGTGGTAGAAATATTATTTATCGCACTAGAGAATTGTTGTTTATTTTTAGTTGATGGTGAAATTTTAATATCTGATAGATCTTTTTTGAGAAACTTAGTAACAAATTCTATAGTTTCTTGAAAAGAACACGTTTTATCTCCATCTTTAGACCAATTATATTTACTAGTTGATAATATTCCTCGTATAAAACCTAGAATAGAACCTTTAAAAAGCTTTTCACAGTTATGAGTTCTACACTTCCAATTACCTCTATAAGATTCTCCTTGTGTGTATAAATTTACAGCTCCAGGATTATCTCCTTGATGTATAGGGCATGACATAGAGATCATCTTTGGTGATGACCTATAATCAAGATGAAAATGATCCAGTAAATCCTCTATATGATCACATAGATCATCACAAAGGACTTTTAGTTTAGCCTGATCATTCGAAGGGTATTTGTTCTTCATTTTGCGTGTTATCGTTGTCATCTACAATAAATCCATCTGAGTTAGAAGATATGTTTTTAACCAATTCCAATTTCGTCTTGCCTTCAGTAATTTTTGCACACCAGCCCTTCATGTAGCAATTGATATAGTCATTATCATCGAGACCTCCTCCGTGTCTACTGACCAATGGGACTAATTTTCTATTGCCACTCTCTGGCCCATCTTCGGCCATTTCTTCTGGTGTTTTCCTTTTAAATATACTGAAATTACTACACAACCAAATAATTCTATCAGAACCGCTTGCCGTATCTGTACTTTCTTTATTGATACCGTCTCTATTTAATTGTATAAAGGTAACGATTGGGACTTTATATTTAGTAGCAAAATTATGTAGAGCTGTCATCATAAAACCAAGAACTTGATATTCCTTGAGATCTTGAGACATACCTTGAGTATCCATCAATTTCAGATAATCATAAAAAATAACACAATCTTTAGCTGTTCCATCAGGATTTAGTCCAACCTCTTTGACTATCCATCTTCTCATTATAGAAATTTGATCTTCAAAGGATTTTCCAGCAATAGACTTGTAAAAGATAGGAGTATTCTTTAGATCATTTACAGCTTCACTAATTTTATGATGCTGACTAGCTGAATCTGCAAATTTCCCAGTCTCTATTGCATTAATTTCAATTTCAGTCATCATTGCTAATACTCTATTAATATGATCTTCTTTGGTCATTTCCGTATCCATATTTAATACGGGAATTTTTACTTTATTAGCAATATGAAAACCCATATTGTCTGATAATAAGGTCTTACCTGTTTTAGGTCTGGCAGCTATTACATTGATTGTACTTTTTCTAAGTCCTCCTCCTATAGCTTGATCATAGGCTGGAAATCCCGTTGGGATACCTACTTGATCTATTGGATTTTTGATTAGATTATCAATGTAAGAATCTAAATCATGTCCTATAGAAATAGGATTATTATCAGTATCACTTAATAAAGAAGAAAAATCAAAGATAGCATCTTCGGCAATTCCAAGAATGGATCCGATACTTTCTGTTCCAGTTACATCAAGGATCTTGTCTTGGGCTTTTTCTAGCTGCTGCCTTAATAATCTAGCTATTTCTAGTTTACGAATTTTTGCAGCGAACTTCCTTATATTCTCACTACTAACAGGAAAATCTAAGATAGCTTTTAAATGCTGAACCTCTTCTTTTTTGGTAAAGATATGAGATAAGCCCAATTCCTCTGCTGTAGAAAAAATAATAGCTACATCTATAACAGTTTTTTGCTCTTGTTCAAAAATATGCTTTAAACACCTATAGATAATCTTGTTGCTATCTACTGTAAAAACGCTTTCTTGAATGATGTCTGCAATATCTAGATAAGCAGAATCCCCATAAGCACAAATCCCAGCAAGTACGGCTCTTTCTGCCGAAGTATCGCATAAAATCATCCTGGACTCCTTGAACAAGTATTGCACTTATAACGATCTTTAGATTCTGATAGCACAGCTGGATTTACCATCTCAGATTTACCACACAGTCTGCATATTACCTTAACAGGTTCAAATTTTCTTTGTCTTGGTGTCGGTCCATATACAGCTAGCGCTTTATCTATCTCTGTATCTTCTTTGTGTAGTTTCGCTTCCATCATTTGATCAAACTTATTTAAATAAGTCCCAGATATTTTTTTAGAAGGTCTATTTTTAATAGGAGTATCTGATACCACATTACTTTGATTAGTTTCTTCTTGATTTTGGTCTGGAAGCATGTTTTTTAGCATACTAATCATTTGATGAATTTGTTCTGGAGTTAAATTATCCATTATGTTTTAATCCTTTCGTTCTTTGTATCGCAATAAGTATGTCTGATAAATTTTTCAGAGAGGTGGCTAGATAAGTAAGTCTGTCTGCTCTTTGTCTGGCATATTTTTTAATCTTATTTAGAGAGGCTGCTTTGTCGTTGTGTTTGATAGCTTGAGTAGATTTTTCTATATATCCATATCCTTTATAGTTGTTTATATCATCAGCAATAACCTCCTTAACAGTCTCTTCTGCCCAATTCATTCTAGCTACTTCTCTATTCAAAGTCCTTTGTGTGTGAAAAGAGAATTGCCCCAATCTATAGGCTATTTGTCCACAGTCTTCTGATGTTAATCTCTCTAAAACATCTCTTGTCATTGTCAAATATTCGTTTAGTTCTGTCTCTGGTAATGAATCAGGAGTATACTTATTGAGACCTACACTATGTTCATATTCATCTAAAATACGATCCCATTCTGATACTTCTTCTTTTGATGTTTTATTCATTAATAATCCTTTCTCTCCACTGATCAATATTTTCATTAAAAGGAAGTTCTATGTATTGCATTCCATTTATTTCACACCACTCTGCTTTTTCTTTATCTCTTTTTTTATGCTTAGCAAAACCCATGATGTCGGTATGAAAATATGCAACAAATTTATAATGTTGCTCACCATGAACTTCTATGCATTTTTTATTTAAAGGTAGGTAAAAATCTAAAAAAAGAGTTTCAGATTTACGAATAGGTATGGGAACTTCTTCTAATATCTGTAAAGTAGGAAAGCACTCTTTAATGAGCGATCTAGCTATTAAATGTATTTCCGATTTTTTTTGGATTTTACCATGAGAGATGCCCCCTGTCAAGCTCCAATTATGTGTGTGTCCATCTAAATCTTTTATTTGTTGCATTTGATACCCATTGTTTCATACAGACTGTCCATAAGCATTTTATATACGTCTGGATGATCCACGACATATTGACGTAATTTTTCTGTTCCTTGAAATTTAGGCTTATCTTCTAAAGTAGGTAGAGTATACCATGCTCCTCCCTTGGAAATAATACCAAGATCCACACAAAGCATAACTAATTCCATAGCTTTATCAATTCCCTGACCATATCTAATATAGCTTTTAATTACTCCTCCAGGAGGACCAAGAGCAGAGCATATAACTTGCCAATCAACTTCTTGACCTCTTTGTGGGCCATCAGCAGCGGCTCTCCACGGACTAAACATTTTAGCTTTAAGCTTAATGTCCGTTTGGTATGCTATAGCCTGACCAGACTTTTCTTTCCATTCTACATTGCCATATCCGGGATTACCCATAAGATGAGTAATACCTATAACGATGTTTTTATTGACTGGTATAACATTAGCAACTTTTCGACAAAACTTAGCTAATAATTTAGCTCCATCAGCCCTTTGCATTTTATCCATATCCGTAGTAATTTCTGCTTCAGTACATAAAGCAGAATACGAGTCTATGATAATGATCGACCCTGGTTCTTCATTAATTATTCTTTCTGCTATTTGTAGATATTCTTCTGCGTGTAGGATCTTACCTTGCTGAGAACCTATAATATCAAATCGCTCAAGATCTAATCCTGGTATACCCACTAGATCTCTTTTCTTTATTCTACCTTCTATGTTAAGGTAGTACACATGTCTAGGTTTTTTTAAATCTCCTTGATATTCTGGTTTTTGTGCTGTTGCACAGAAGTCTAGGGATGTTGTTGTCTTACCACACTTTGGGTGTCCAGTAAAAATAACAAAACTACCTTCCGGAATACCTCCATTAAGAACAATATCTAGAGCGGGACTTACTGGGATGGTTATCAAATCTTTATCTACAATAGAACTAGCAGATAGTATTATGTCAGTACCAAAATTTTTCTTAACATCTTCTTTAAGCGTCATTGTCTATGTCCTCTAATCGAGATATAATGTTTTTAGTAGGCGGTTTTTTATTACCGAAAATTATTTCTGTTTTTCTCTCTATATTTTTGGTGAATAGCTGGTTCTCTTGAGCTATGACCTCCTCCTGCTGCTCTATCATAGCTGGGAGATGTGGTGCCCGCAAAGAAAAAATATTTCTAC